CTTGTCCCTCCCACTCAATCGCTACCATGTAGCGGGTTAGCCAGAACCAAAGGGTTTGGATCGTTTCCATTTGCTTTCTCCTGTTGTGATGCAGCACCATTGCTGCATCTGTATTTGTTATGCCCCATCCCCCCTTCAAGAGTCAAGTTTCCACGGGGATCGGACCCCCCACCACCCAGATTCGCGCAAGGGTCCCCCCGCCGCCCCATACACCAAGACCTGCACAAATCACCACATCACATTACTACTTTTAGCCTACTTACTTTACACATACCCCCCTCCCCCTTCGTTTTTCCAGACCACATTTATTTTTACTTCGCCCCAGAAACACCCCCCGGGTAGGAGTCCCACAAGTCAAAAATGCGTGGTATATTTCGCGCAATTCACGGAGTGCCTCCTTTCCTCCTATGGAATACATCCCTGACATCGACCACGATGTGCCGCTACCCGCCTCTGCCACTGAGGCAATGCCTGAGCTATCGGCTCGTGATGAACTCGATATGCGGGCGCGGACAGTCAAGCTACTGTCTGATCTGACAGGCGATCCCATTGAGCCAAGTGATGAAGACAGGGGCAAAGCTCTGGATTTGGCACGCCAGATGATGACCAATCCCAGTCAATCTCCGGCCCTGCAAAACTATTCGAACCCCACGATTGCCTATCTGGCGGGAATGGTTGCCCAGCACGACACGCTGGTCGTCAAAGAGTTGGCGGACTTGAAGGTCTACATCGTCAACAAGCTGGTTGCCGAGACCGAACACCCCGATGGCAAGATTCGCATGCAGGCGCTTCGCAGTCTGGGCGAGATTGATGGCGTTGATGCGTTCAAGAAACGCTCTGAGATGACAGTCAAGCAGCAGTCGATTGAAGAAGTCGAGAAAGAACTGCTAGAGACGCTGGAAAAGTTGGAAAAACGCACAGTAGACGTTCAAGCTAGGGTCGTTGCAGCCCCTCCCAGTGATGAAAATCACGCCTGAACAGATTCAAACGCTGAAAAACCTCCTGCCGACCATGTCGCTGGAGGACAAAAGGCGCACTTTGGACCTTTTGAAGGCTTGGGATACCGAATCCGCGCAGATTTTGGGTCGGGATTCCCTGCTTTCGTTCGCAGATCACGTCTATCAGGGCTACAAGGTGGGTCCGCACCACCGTAGATTGGCCAAATTGTTCGAAGACATCGCCGCTGGTCGCAAAAAACGGGTGATCGTGAACATTGCACCCCGCCACGGCAAGTCTGAACTAATTTCGTATCTGGCCCCGGCATGGTTTTTGGGCAAGTTTCCGCACAAGAAGGTCATCATGGCCTCCCACACTGCCGATTTGGCGGTGAACTTTGGTCGTCGGGTGCGAAATCTGGTCGGATCGGACTCGTACAAGGACATTTTTCCGCAGGTTGAGCTTCAGGCGGACTCCAAGTCAGCTTCGCGCTGGGGAACCAACTTTCAAGGCGAGTACTTTGCGATTGGTGTGGGCGGTGCGCTGGCTGGGCGGGGTGCAGACCTGTTCATCATTGATGATCCGCACTCTGAACAAGAGGCCAAGTTGGGAAAACCAGATGTTTTCCTACCCGCATGGGAGTGGTTCCAGTCAGGTCCTATTCAGCGTCTGATGCCCGGTGGCGCGATCATCGTGGTGATGACTCGGTGGTCTAAATTGGACTTGACCGGGCAGATTTTGAACCAGATGGCCCGCGAGGAAGGCGTTGAGCCGTGGGAGGTGATGGAGTTCCCGGCGATTTTGAACGACAAGCCGCTGTGGCCCGAGTTCTGGGGGATCGAGGAGTTGCTGGCCAAGAAGGCCGGGATGGACGTGCGCTACTGGGAGGCGCAGTACATGCAGAACCCGGTCTCCGAGGAGGGCGCTCTTATTAAGCGCGAATGGTGGCAAATATGGGACAAAGATGACCCGCCCCAGTGCGAGTTCACGATCATGAGTCTGGACGCGGCGCAGGAGTCCAACAACCGCTCTGACTACAACGCCCTGACGACGTGGGGTGTCTTCATGAATGAGGAGACCAACGCGTACAACATCATTCTCTTGAACGCGATCAAGAAGAGAATGGAGTTCCCGGAGCTTAAGAAGCTAGTCCTTGAGGAGTACAAGGAGTGGGAGCCAGACGCGTTCGTGGTGGAGAAGAAGAGTAACGGTGCGGCGCTGTATCAGGAGCTTCGCAGGATGGGCGTGCCTGTCGGAGAGTTTACTCCCGGCAAGGGGCAGGATAAGATCAGCCGGGTTAATGCCGTCTCTGATATGTTTTCTTCAGGGATGGTGTGGGCACCCGACCGGCGTTGGGCGCGGGAGGTCATCGAGGAGTGCAACGACTTTCCCAGCGGTACGAACGACGACTTGGTGGACTCCACGACTCAGGCGCTCATGCGGTTTCGGCAGGGCGGGTTTATTCGACTTCCGTCTGATGAGCCGGAGGAAATTCAATGGTTCCGCAGCCCCCGCAAGGAACGGTTCTACACGGTTTAAGGAATTGATATGGCCACTAGCTCAATGGACAAAGCTCTCTACGGCGCACCGACTGGTCTGGGCATGATGCCCGAGCCGGACATCGAGATTGAGATTGAGAACCCGGACGAGGTGAACATCGGCATGGACGGGCTGGAGATTCAGCTTACGCCAGAGCCAAAGAGTGGTGGCGACTTTGACGCCAACCTCGCCGAGTTCATGGACGAGCGCGAGCTTCAGTCACTGGGCGAAGAGCTGGTCGCTGATTTTGAGAAAGATGTTGGTGATCGCAAAGACTGGATCACGACGTATGTGGATGGTCTCAAACTCCTAGGGCTGAAGTACGAGGAACGCACTGAGCCGTGGAACGGGGCGTGCGGTGTGTTTCACCCGATGCTCACCGAGTCGGTGGTCAGGTTCCAGTCCGAGGGTATTACTGAGACGTTCCCGGCTGCTGGCCCGGTCAAGACGGTGATCATCGGCAAGGACACCCCCGAGAAGGAAGAAGCTGCCGCCCGCGTGCGCGCGGATATGAACTACCAGCTCACCGAGGTGATGTACGAGTACCGCCCCGAGCACGAGAAGATGCTGTGGAACCTGCCGATTGCAGGTAGCGCGTTCAAGAAGGTCTACTTCGATCCGAGCCTTGGTCGCCAAGTGGCGGTGTTTATTCCCGCCGAAGACATCGTTGTGCCCTACGGCGCGAGTAATTTGGAGACTGCCGAGCGCGTTACGCACGTCATGCGTAAGACCGAGAACGAGGTGACCAAGCTGATGGAGGCTGGGTTCTACCGCGACGTGGAGCTAGGCGAGCCGACGTATCAGTTGGACGACATCGAGAAGCAAAAGGCCGAAGAGATGGGCATGAGCGCCATCCAAGACGAGCGCTATCGCATGCTGGAGATGCACGTCAACCTCGACCTCAAGGGCTACGAGGACAAGAAGAAGGGCAAGCCCACGGGCATCGCACTGCCGTACGTGGTGACTGTTGAGAAGGGCACGCGCAAGATTTTGGCGATCCGTAGGAATTGGTATGAAGACGACAAGCTGCACCTCAAGCGACAACACTTCGTCCATTACCAGTACATTCCCGGGTTTGGTTTCTACGGCTATGGCCTCATCCACCTCATCGGGGGTTATGCCAAGAGCGCGACGATGCTTATCCGGCAGCTTGTTGACGCTGGTACTTTGTCTAACCTCCCCGGCGGTCTCAAATCGCGGGGTCTACGCATTAAGGGAGATGACACCCCCATCGCACCGGGAGAGTTCCGAGACGTAGATGTCCCGTCCGGTTCGATCCGCGACAACATCCTGCCGCTGCCCTACAAGGAACCGAGCCAAGTTCTGATGGGGTTGTTCAACCAGATCGTGCAGGAGGGCCGCTCGTTTGCTTCGGCGGGTGACATGAACGTCAGTGACATGTCCGCGCAGGCACCGGTGGGTACCACTCTGGCGATTCTTGAGCGCACCCTGAAGGTGATGGGCGCAGTTCAAGCCCGGATGCACTTCACGATGAAACAGGAGTTCAAGCTCCTGAAGGTCATCATCGCTGACTACACCTCCGAAGACTACACGTACGAGCCGGAGGAAGGTGACGCCCGGGCCAAGCGTTCGGACTACGACACGGTGGACGTGATCCCGGTGAGTGACCCCAACGCCGCAACCATGGCGCAGAAGATCGTGCAGTACCAAGCGGTCTTTCAACTGGCCCAATCTGCCCCCCAGTACTACGACATGCCCCTGCTGCACCGCCAGATGATCGAGGTGTTGGGCGTGAAGAACGCTGCCAAGCTCGTGCCGATTGAGGACGACATGGTGCCGACGGACCCGGTGCAGGAGAACCAGAACCTGCTGACTATGAAGCCGGTCAAGGCGTTCATTGAGCAGAACCATCAGGCGCACATCCAGACGCACATGGCTGCCATCCAGAACCCGAAGATTCAACAGCTCATGCAGATGAACCCGCAGGCTCAGGCCATCATGGCCACAGCCATGGCGCACATCAACGAGCACATTGCGCTGGAGTACCGTCGTCAGGTGGAAGAGCAGATTGGCCTGCTGCCTAGCGAAGAGCAGAACAAGAAGGTTCCGCCCGAGATGGCCGACCAGATTGCCATCGCAGCAGCGCAGGCCACGGCTCAGATCACTCAGCGCGATACGCAGCAGGCTCAGCAGGCAGCGGCTCAGCAGCAGATGCAGGACCCCGTCGTCCAGATGCAGATGCAGGAGTTGCAGCTCAAGCAGCAGGACCTCCAACTGAAGGCCCAGAAGCAGCAGATCGAGGCTGCAGCCAAGGCCGATCAGATTCGCGTGGAGGAAGCGCGGATCGCGGCTCAAAAAGAGATCGCTGCCATGCAGGTCGCGGCTACCGCCGCTGCACAGAAAGACAAAGCGAATCGTCAACAAGAGACGGAAGGAGTTCGCATGGGCTTGGACGCTGCCAAACACCGCGCCCAGATGGTCATGCAGCAAGCGCAACGGGCCGCGCAACAAAGGTCTAGCAACAAACCGAAGAAAGGTAACGATTGAACGAGTATCGAGTTTTAGCTCTCATACAGGCGGAGATTGAAAAACTTCGCCAAGAACAAACCGCGTTCTTGGCTGCTAGTCGCGCCGATACGTATGACGAGTACAAGAAAGTCTGTGGGGTAATCCGGGGTCTAAACCTAGCAGACAACATCATCAACGACCTCGTGCAACGAATGGAGACATCTGATGACTGAGTTTGACGTGCAGGCGATTGATCTGTCGGGTTTGCTCAACAAGCCCGCTGAAGAAAAAGCCAAACAGCTTCCTGACCCCAGGACTTTCCACCTTCTGTGCGTCGTCCCGGAAGCGATGGAAGAGTATTCCGACAGCGAAGTTGGTCTGCTCAAAGACTCCAAAACGATGCACTACGAAGAGGTTCTGACCCCCGTGCTGTTCGTTGTCAAAGTTGGCCCCGACGCTTACAAGGACACTACCCGCTTCCCCAGTGGCCCGTCGTGCAAGCAAGGTGATTTCATCATCGTGCGCCCCAATTCAGGCACCCGCCTGAAGATTCACGGTCGAGAGTTCCGCATCATCAATGATGATTCGGTCGAAGCCGTTGTTGAAGACCCGCGTGGGATTACCCGCGCTGCTTAAGGAGCAACTATGCCGCTACCCAAGTTTGAAGGTGAAGAATTCGAGTTTCCGGACGAGAAAGAAGCCAAAGAGAAAGTGAAAGCCGAAGAATCGGCTGACGAAGATTTCAAAGTTGAGATCGAAGACGATACCCCGCCGGAAGACCGTGGGCGTAAAGTCGCTCCACCGCCCGAAGACCCCTCTGATGAGGAACTCGCTTCCTACGACGAAAAAGTCCAAGCTCGGATTAAGAAGTTCACTCGTGGCTACCACGATGAGCGTCGCGCCAAAGAAGCAGCCTTGCGTGAGCGGGAAGCGGCAGAACAATTTGCCAAGCAGGTGTATGAAGAGAACAAACGCCTGCAAAAACAGCTTGCCGAAGGCAGTCAAGTCTTCATTGAGCAGTCCAAAACTGCGGCAGCCACTGAGCTACAAGTAGCTAAAAAGAAGTATAAAGAAGCCTACGAGGCGGCTGATACTGACGCTATTGTTGAAGCGCAGGAAGAAATCGCCAAGGCTGCTCTGAGGCTCCAGCAGACCGAGCAGATGAAGCCCGTCGAAGAGCGCGAGATGGAGTTCAAACCCGCCGCTGCTCCCGCTGCCGACGACAACATGACCCCGCGTACCAAGCAGTGGGTCAGCGCAAACAAGAGCTGGTTTGGGCAGTCTGGCTACGAAGATATGACTATGATGGCCATGGGGCTTGACAAAAAGCTCCAGCAGAAATATGGTCCTGACTACGTCGGTAGTGAGGAATATTTCCGCACCATCGACAAAACGATGCGCAAACGATTCCCCGAACACTTCGACGACGAAGACGGGAGCTATGAGGAAGAGACGCCGCCTCAAAATAAAAAGGCAGAACCGGCTGACGAGGATGACATCCCGCGCCGTGCAACAAAACCCGCTGCGGTCGTAGCTCCGGCTACTCGTAGCACCCCGCCTAACCGCGTAAAGCTCAAGGCGTCTCAAGTTTCGCTGGCGCGCAAACTTGGGATTACTCCGGAAGCGTATGCTAAACAGGTTGCTTTACTTAATCGAGGTGAATAATGGAACAGCAGGCTCAACCCCAAAATCGGCTTAAGCGTGAACTGGAAGCCCGCGAGAAGACGCAGATGCGTCCTCAAGCATGGCGTCCGCCCGAGACGCTCCCCATGCCGGATGAACGTCCGGGTTGGAGACATCGGTACATCCGCATCAGTACGATGGGCACCGCTGACCCCAGCAACATCTCCTCTAAGTTGCGCGAAGGATATGAACCCGTGAAAGCGGAAGACTATCCCGAGCTAATGATGCACGCAACCACGGAAGGTCGCTTTAAGGGCGGCATTGAAGTGGGTGGACTGTTGCTCTGCCGTATTCCGACTGAGTTTCTGGAACAGCGTATGAAATACTACGACAGCCAGAACCAAGCCCAGATGGAGTCGGTGGACAACAACTTCCTTCGTGAGAGTGATCCTCGGATGCCTCTTTTCTCTGACAAGAAGTCCAAGGTCACTTTCGGGTCTGGTTCTTAAATTTAGGAGTCTTTAATGGCTTATCCCACCATCGACAAGCCGTATGGCTTGAAGCCGATCAATCTGATCGGCGGTCAGGTGTTCGCCGGACAAACTCGCCAATACCAAATTAACCCCGCCGGGTTCGCTGGTAACATCTTTTATGGAGATGTGGTGAAGATTGTTTCGACGGGCTACATCGAAAAAGATACTGGTCAAGCGACCGCCACTCCCGTGGGTATCTTCCAAGGCTGTTCTTACGTTAACGCGCAAGGACAAGTCATCTTCGCGCAGTACTACCCCACCGGGTACGCTGCGCCGACCGGCACCGTCATCACTGCATACGTGCAAGATGACCCGGACCTGCTGTTTAAGGCAGTTCTGGTTGCTGGTACTACTGAAGATGGCAACGGCCTAACCCCGGCTTATCTGGGCCGCACCATGATTGGCAGCAATGCCGAGTTGGTGCAGAACTCTGGTTTGACCGCGACTGGTGATAGCCGCATCGGTATTTTTACCACTGCTGGCGCAACCACCACCGCGTCTCTCCCGATTCGCATCATTGATGTGGTTCCTGATACCGCTAACTCGTCTGGTAACTTTGTTGAAGTGATCTGCAAGTGGAACGCTCCTTACGTGGTCTCTGCGACTACTGAATCTGGCGGCGTTTACACCACCACTAGCACGGTTACCGGCGGACATCAGTACCTCAACCCCGTTGGCGTCTAATCGAAGGAGTAATTAAAAATGGCTATTTCACGCGCACAACTGCTGAAAGAGCTGCTCCCCGGTCTGAACGCCTTGTTCGGCATGGAGTACGCTCGCTACGGCGAAGAACACAAGGAAATCTACGAGACCGAG